TACCTCGATCCTCGTATGGTGAAAAAACTACAAGATAACCCTGAGTTGTGTAAGGTCAACGGTAACAGGGTAGACTGTAGTATTATCTTCACGGATTTGAGAGGGTTTACTAGCCTATCGGAATCTGTAGAACCTGAAATGGTAACATACATTATGAATAACGTACTGGACGTACAAGTAAAAGCAGCGAATAAATATTTTGGATGCACGGATAAATTTATTGGAGACGCGGGGATGTTCCACTGGAACACTATCATACCTCAACCTGATCACCACAACTTAGCACTACAGGCTGCTAAAGAAATAGAAAAAAACATTATAGAACTAAATGAAAAGTTTAAATTAGAAGGCATACCAGAAGTAGCGATAGGTGTGGGGGTTAACTCTGGTATTTGCATAGCAGGTAACTTTGGAGCAACTGATAGGTTTGCTTTTTCCCTTATCGGTGATCCTTGTAACGTAGCAGCAAGACTAGAGTCAAGCACTAAAGTAGCTGGTGTAGGTACACTGATAGGTGAAGAAACTGCTAAGTATTCTAAATTAAAATTAAAATTACTAGACCCTATTAAAGTTAAAGGGAAATCTAAAGCATTACAGGTGTATACATGGGATGTTTAAATATTGATCTATTTAGGTTAAACTAATATAATGGGTATACAAACAAACATAATTTTAGGTGGAATACTAATCGTAAGTTTGTCTGGAAGCGCAATGTATATAAATTTACAGAAAACTCAGATAGATAAATTAAAAATAGAACTCAATGTTGCGATTGATAATCAAAAGATATTAAAAAATGCGATAGAAACCAGCAAAGCAGAACTTGAAAATCAATTAGAAAGAGAAAAATTAAATCAGGAAAAAATAGTAGAGTTGACAGAAGCAAGTAACGAAGCTCGAAAAGAAGTGAGTAAATTAAGGAACACATTCGCTAAACATGACCTAAACAGTTTAGCCATTGCTAAAGGCGCGTTGATAGAAAAAATTATTAATAGAGGCACAGCTAAAGTAAATAAAGAATTAGCAGATTTGACTAATCCAAGGCAGTTTGATGAAAATATTATTAATTAGTTTTATAGTATTTATATCTGGTTGTTCCAGTATACTTTCTAAACCACCTAAAGTTGCTCCTATAGAAATTATCACAGTACAAAAACCTGCACCATTATACCACCCACCGTTACCAGAATCAATTGCTCCCGCTGAAATTAAATGGAAAATATTGAACCCAGAAACTATGAGAGAGTATATAACTGAATATGATAACGGTGATGCTCCTGCTGTAGCTTACTATTCTCTCACTACTCAGGGATATGAAAATTTGTCTAATAATATAGCAGACGTAAAACGATACATTAGACAAAATTTAGCTATAATAAAATACTATAGAGATAATGACCCTACCACAGAGGACAAAGAAGATGGACAAACAGAAATTAATTGAAGAATTAAAAAGAGATGAAGGTGTACGTTTTAAACCCTATCATTGTTCAGCTGACAAATTAACAATAGGTGTAGGGAGAAATTTAGACGACGTAGGCATAACCGAAGTTGAATCTGATTTTTTACTCGCTAACGACATAGATAACTGTGTAGAAGAACTAACTCGAACATTTAATTGGTTCGATGAATTATCAAATGTTCGCCAAAGAGTGATGATTAATATGTGTTTTAATTTAGGACTCAGTAGGTTATTGAATTTTAAAAACTTTTTAGGAGCAGTTGAATCAAAAGATTACGTTAAAGCTGGCGTAGAAATGTTAGATTCTAAATGGGCGACACAAGTTGGACCCAGAGCTACTAGATTAAAAAATATGATGATAGAGGGCTGATATGCCATTAAATAAATTTGTTTTTCGTCCTGGAGTTAATAGAGAAGGAACCGATTACGATAATGAGGGCGGTTGGTTTGATTCTAATCTCGTTCGTTTTAAAAACGGGAGACCTCAAAAAATAGGCGGTTGGGTTAAAAATACAGTTAGTACATATGTGGGTATCGCTCGGGCACTTCACGCTTGGGTGTCTTTAGCAGGTACTCGATATCTAGGTATAGGAACAACTTGGAAATACTATATACAACAAGGTGATGCTTTTAACGACATTACCCCTATCCGAGCTACCACTACTAATGGTATTGTGTTTGCCGCTACTAATGGTTCTTCTACTTTGACCGCTACAGACTCATCGCACGGTGCTGCTGAAAATGATTTTGTTACTATTAGCGGAGCAGTTTCGCTTGGTGGTGTGATTACTGCTGTTGTTTTAAACCAAGAATATCAAATAGTTTCAGTACCTACTGTCAACACATATACGATAACAGCTAAAGATACTTCAGGCGATGCTGTAACAGCTAATAGTTCAGACTCTGGTAATGGTGGTTCCGGTATTGATGGCGCATATCAAATAAATGTTGGTTTAGATGTTTATGTTCAAAGTACAGGTTGGGGTGTTGGTGCTTGGGGAGATAGCACTTTTGGTAGTTCCAGTGCTATATCTGCAAATAATCAATTAAGACTTTGGACGCACGATCATTTTGGGGAAGATTTAATTATTAATCCCCGAGGTGGTAGTATTTACAGATGGGTGGAAGATAATGGCGCATCCGCTAGAGCTGTTAAATTATCAACAACAGCAGGAGCACAACAAGTTCCAACCATAGGGCTACAGGTTATAACTTCTGAAAAAGATAGGCATTTGATAATATTAGGAGCAGACCCAATAGAAGGTTCTTCCCGTAGTGGAGCATCTGACCCTATGTTAATAGCTTTTAGTGATCAAGAAAATGCGTTAGATTTTGAAACTTTAAGCACTAATACTGCTGGGGACATACGACTGTCTTCTGGCAGTGCTATTATTGGCGCAGTAAAAGCAAGACAAGAAATTTTAGTATGGACAGACACCGCTCTATATAGTATGCAGTTTATTGGACCACCGTTTACGTTTGGGGTTAATTTAATTAATGAAAATACAGGACTTATTGCCCCTAAAGCAGCAGTCACTGCTCCTTCTGGAGTATTTTGGATGGGTTATGATAATTTTTATGTGTACACTGGTGCTGTAAAAAAAGTACCGTGTACTGTTTTAAGTTATGTGTTTGATGATTTTAACTCAAGTCAGGTGTATAAAGTGTTTGGATTTTCTAATACAATGTTTGATGAAGTTGGTTGGTTTTACCCGTCAAGTTCAAGTACAGAGATAGACCGATATGTTGTTTATAATTATGCAGAAAATGTTTGGTCTTATGGTCTGTTAGAAAGACACGCTTGGCTAGACGCGGGAGTAGAGCCTTTACCGAGAGCAACTAAAGACGGTTATCTATATGATCATGAAGTTGGATACAATGACGACGGAAGTCCAATGACAGACGTTTACATAGAATCTTCTGATTTTGACATAGGTGACGGAGATCAATTTGCTTTTATAACTAAAATGATACCAGACGTAAGGTTTTTAGAAAACAGTGCTGACGGTTCTATAAATTTAGTTTTAAAAACCCGTAATTTTCCTGGAGATTCTTTGACCACTTCTAATACTTCAGCTATTTCAAGTTCTACTCAGCAAACACATATTAGAGCAAGAGCAAGACAAGCCGTATTGAGAGTAGAGTCTGATGACGATAATGTTAGCGGTAATACATCCACAGGTTGGCGGTTAGGTGCTACCCGTATGGAAGTCAGACCTGATGGTAGAAGATGAGTAGGTTATTACAAACAAGACTTCCTATTGAAACAGAAGATGTTGTTAGTTCAGGCACATATAATCGTTTAGTACGGGTATTAGAAATAAACCTAGGAGAGTTTGACCCTGATAACCTACGTCAAATGAACACTACAGACAGAGATAAAGTTAAATTCAATGACGGTAGTTTAATATGGAACACAGACATTGGAACGTTGCAAGTATATAAGGGGTTGTACTGGGAAAGTCTTTCCACCCCTACAGATGAGCAAGGCTATGAAGCTGTAGCTACGCTTGGAGAAGTTACTGTAACTACTAACGGTAACGTATCTATAACAGTTGGAACGACATACAGAGGATATGGTGTTGAGAAAACATATACATAAGAATATACAAATGAAATTAAAAGAGGTAAACTTGTAAACATACCAATGCGGAAGAACTATATGAGTTTACAAGGTCTAGAAAGTATTGCCATTCATGGTCGTTTTGGAGACACTACGGTAGGACATTTGTCCGCAGGTGAAATGGTTTTACCAAAACCTATCGCACACGATCCAGTATTAAGACGTGCATTGTTTGATGCGTTTCAAAGGCACGACACAGACCCTAATAGATACACAGTAGGTCATTACGAAAACTCTATAAACCCTTTGACTGGTGTTCCTGAGTTTGGTTGGTTCAAAGACACTTTAAAAAAGATAGCTCCAACCGTAGGTAGAGTAATAGGGTTCGCTATCGGTGGACCAACAGGTGCTGCCATAGGTGGTAGTCTGGGTACTGCTGCTGCTGGCGGTAATAGACAAGACATTTTTAAATCTGCTGCAACTTCATACATAGGCGGTAACGTAGCTCAAGGTATGGGTGTTCAAGGTAATCTAGGTGTTTCAAAGGGACTAGGATCACTTAACCCTTTCGGTGACAGTTTTATGCTTTCTAAAGGTCAAATGGCTGGTCCAACTCAAAGCACTACAGGCGGTATCGGTGGATTTTTCCAAGATGTAGGTGCTGCGGGCGGTAATGCGTTAGGTATGTCTGGTACAGGAGCGGGTACTGCTGAAGGGTTTAAACTAGGTGACAGTTACAAAAATTTAAGTACTCTAGGGAAAGTTGGCGTAGGTGCAACAGCATTAGCTGCCATGGGTGGTTTTGAAGAGCAAGGTGGTGATGCAAGAATGCCTCCCCCAAGCGGTGAATTAGATGGATATCTACAAAACCCATTAAGACCTGCTACAGATTCGGGTCAATACGGTATACAAGGTTCAAGAACAGGAAGTGGTTTTGATGAAACTTCTCGTTTACCTTCTTCATCAATAGCTTCTCTAGATCCTTCTACCGCAGCATTTTTTAGAGCCATGGAAAAAGACGATGATGAAAGCTACACAGATTTAATGTTCCCACAATTTGAAAGACTTAGAGCAAATCAAGGCGGTGGGATCGATATGAACGAATTAGACCTACGGCAAACAGGCGGTGGGATACAAGACCTACAAGGTTCTGGAGATAAAGATACGGTAAACGCAAAACTCGCAGACGGTGAGTTTGTTTTAACAAAACAGAGCGTAAAAGGCATAGGCGACGGAGACCACGATAAAGGCATTGAAAAGTTATATCAATTTATGGATTTCAATGAAAACAAAGCAATGGACATGGGATTAGGAAGAGCATAATGGCTATAGATGAAGGATATACACGTTCGGAAACACTACCACCGAATTATTTAGCACAGTTTTACCAAGGTGCAGGTCAAGGTGTTCCTGGCATAATGCCTTTATTGAACCAAGATCTTTATAATAAAATGCAAGGTTTCGGTGTCGCAGGTGCTAACCCATACACATACCAAGGTCAACGTATAGCTGATTTTACACCAGCACAACAAGAAGCAATGAGGTTGTCGTCTGAAGGTGTTGGTTCGTATAGTCCGTATCTAGATAGATCAGAAGCTATAACAGAAGGTGCTTTAGCAGACGCTACACAAGGGTACAATACAGGTTCTCAATTATTTCAAGGGGCTGTAGACCGTGGCACTGCTGGTATAGGAGAAGGTCAACAAATGTTGCGCGGTGCTGTAGACTTAGGCGCTGGTGCAATGGGAGCATTTAGACCAGAAGATATTGATCAATTTGCTAACAAATACACAGAAGACGTAGTTGATCAATCATTAAGTGATGTAACTGAAAGAATGGCAGGTTCAGATATATTCAATAGAGCTATGGGGCTTAACAAAGGTGCGGGNTTCGGTTCTAGAAGCGGAGAACAAAGAAGCCAAGCAATACAAGATATAGGTAGGGGAGCATTAAAAGGCATCGGTGCTTTACGAATGGGTGCTCAAGACCGTGCTGCTAATTTAGCTCAATCTTCGTTTAATAATCAACAGGCGCGTCAAGCAGAGCAAGCGCGGTTTATGGGACAGAGTGCTGGAGGACTTGGAGCGTTTGGTGGAGCCCTTGCAGACTTATACGGGGGCGCTGGTAGAGACGTAAGCGGTATGGGCTTCCAGATGGGTCAATTAGGCGGTAATCTAGGCGCACAGATAGGTAATATCGGTGGCGCTCAACAAGGTCTTATGGGTACTGACATAGCAAGACTATACGGTATGGGCGGTATGCAACAAGGACAAGGTCAAAGAGGCTTAGACTTAGATTACGGTAACTTTGTCGGGGCTTATAACTTGCCTGGACAAGTTATCGGGCAAGCAGGTAGTATGGCTACTGGTTTTGCACCAGCAATGGGAGGTACGACATTAGGGCAAACCTCAACAGGTAGAACTACTAACCCATTAATGCAAGCTGCAGGCACTGGGATTGCTGCTTACGGTGCTTTGAAAGGCGGTAACGGGGGATATACCGATGATCGAGCTAGGGTGAATTTTGGTCCGGAAAACGCAAGGAACAATCGTTAGATGAGTGTTCCAGCAGACAGAATGTTGAGTGGGTTGAATCAAAACAGTTTGAACACCCCCTATTCAAACAGAGACTTAGCGGGCGACCCTAACGATCAGGTAATACAACTCGCTAGTAGCGGTATACCTATTGATCAAATAACGGCTATGACTGGTCTTCCTGCTTCAATCGTTCAAGGTATCGTAAGTCGTAACCAAGAAATAAATACAACAGGGGATAATGTAGGTGGGATACAGAACACAGGCATGGACAACAGTATAACTGAAATGGCTGGCGGTGTGAGTACACCAGAAACAGACAATAT